TAAATAAAGCTGAGAAAAATGGACTGGTAGTAAAAGATCCAGAGAACAAAAAAATTATCAGTCTTAATCCAGATTTAAAAATACAAACTGAGGGTGTTATATTATTAGATTTTAAATTTCTAGGACAAAATGATTCCAAAGAAAGCATCTAAACTATATAAACAAGTAGCTGAAGATCTAGATATAGAAGAGTTACTAGTAGAAAACTTTGTTGACTTTTACTATAAAAAAATCAGAGAGTGTTTAACAGGATTGAAACACCCTAGAATAAATGTTGATGGTCTTGGTCAGTTTGTTGTAAAAACTGGTTTGGTAAAAAAAGCAATTCCAAGATATCAAAAGTCTTTGGAAACTCATGACACATCAACCTTTGGTGCATATTTTAATAAAAAAAGAATTGAGACAAAACTTGATCTTCTTATTAAACTAGAACAAAAAATACTATTTGAAGAACAAAGAAAAGAAACCTTTAAAAAGAAAAAAGATGAAGAATACCCTAAAACTAATCTGGGACAACAGGAAACAGATAATTGAAGGAATAACTAATTCTGTTATCAGAGATGAGACAGTAGAAGAAATAGCAACACTAAGATATTCCATTTGTGATGAGTGTCCAAGTAAAGGTAAGAAATGTGCTGTAAAAGGTACATCACCATGTTGTAATGAATGTGGTTGCTCACTTGCATTTAAGACAAGATCATTATCTTCAGATTGCCCATTGGGTAAATGGGATGCTATTGCTACTGAAGATGAAGAAGATAAGTTAGATAACCTTAAAGATTAATATTATGTCAAAGTTTACAGATAAATTAAAGATTGCAGGCGGTATGTATATTAAAGATCCTAATAAAGTTATTGCTACAAATCCTGCAAATAGTTATAATACAAGATTAAATGGTATATGGAATCAGATACAAGATGCAACTCCATCAATTACATCAACAAGTACATTATCAGAAATTCTAGGTAGATTAGAAAGGCTAGAACTTGAGAATAAGTTTCTAAGACTTAAGATAGCTAGTATGGAAGGTAAGTTTAGTCAGGAAGAAGTAACTAATATTAGAAAGATGATGATGTCTGCAGATGAAGCATCTGTTTTATTAGCTAACACAATTATTGAAAATGCCTAAGAACAACTAAAGAAATGAGTATAGTATTTACAGCTGAGGATCATAGCTACAGAAGTTTAAATCCTGAAGAGAATATAAACTGGACTAGTGTAACTACGGTAGTAAGTGCATTTAAACAACCCTTTGATGCAAAGAAGATGGCTGAGAAATCTAGTAAAAAGAAAGGATCTAAATGGCATGGTATTGATCCAGTTATTATCCAACAGATATGGACTAATGAAGCTGACAGATCTACTACACTAGGAACATGGTATCACAATCAAAGAGAAGATGATATCTGTTCCCTAGCATCTATGGAAAGAGAAGGGGTTACTGTTCCTGTATTTAAACCATCTGGTGAGAATCATGGTATGAGAACAGCACCATCACAGAAACTAGACCCAGGCGTGTATCCAGAACATATGGTCTATCTTAAGTCAGCAGGCTTATGTGGCCAATCAGATTTAGTTGAAGTAGTCAATGGTAAAGTAAATATTATTGACTACAAGACTAATAAAGAAATTAAGACAAAAGGCTTTACTAATTGGGAGGGTGTAACACAGATGATGTCACATCCTGTTAATAATCTTGAGGATTGCCATTTAAATCATTATGCACTCCAGCTGAGTATTTATATGTATATTATATTGAAGCACAATCCTAAACTTAAACCAGGTAGAATATTTGTGCATCATGTAACATTTGAAATAGAAGGTGAAGATAATTGGGGATATCCTATCAGTAAGAAAGATCATAACGGGAGCCCTATTATAAAAGAAGTCATACCAATATCATTACCATATCTTGTAGATGAAGTAATAGGAGTACTGCATTATATAAAAGAAAATCCAATTAAAAAGAAACATTGATGATTATTAAACTATTTGAAGTACAGAATAATGTAGTTATTCCTACAGAGCACTGTTACACACTGAAAGCCTTAAAAGATATAATGGAGGAATATCCGGATGATTACTTAAAAATATATCAATATTTGTTCTACATGACCTGTCCAAATCCGGATATGAATCCATTTTTCCATACACCAGATGTAGATAAGGAACCTTTGATAATGACACAAATAGATGGAGACTTCTCAACAGAAGATAATAGTATATTTATAGCACTTAAGTTTTGTCAAAGAATGTATGAAACACCTACATCCAGAGCCTATGATGGTATGAGAACAGCTCTAGATAGAATTGCAAGATATCTTTCTACTACACAGATTACAGATGGTAAGGATGGTAATATAGGTCAGATTAGAGCTCTTGCAAAAGACTTTGATTCTATAAGACAATCATTTAAAGGAGCATATAAAGACCTGCAAGAAGAACAATCAAGCAGAAGCCGTGGAGGAATTGGTATGGCATATGATCAATAAATAACTAATGGAAATATTTGAAAGCATACCAACTTGGGATAACGGAACTTGGACTATAACAGACTTTAGTTCCAGAGAAGAGTTATCTGATTTTGTATTTAGTATATTTAAAGAACCAGGTAAATATAACTTTGATGAAACAAGTAAACTATTTAATGCTGAGTCAACCAGATTCAGAAAAGATAAAATATACACAGCCACAATACCCAGATCTAAAGACTTTGTCACATACTGGGATGACCAAAAACTTAAGTGCAGAAGAGGAGTTATTTTTAAGTCCGGAGAGAAGGCATGGTACATTACCAGAGACTATTATATGTGGCTTAATTTCTTGCCCATATTTGATAAAGAACAACAAGTATTTGACTTTGCTAAAATCAGGGATGCACAGTACCACATGGCCCTATATGAATTACTTGCAGAGCTCAACTACAAACATGTAGCTATTCTTAAAAAACGGCAGATAGCATCTTCTTATTATCATATGGCCAAGTTATTAAACCAGCAATGGTTTGAGCCAGGGGTTACACTAAAGATTGGAGCAAGTCTTAAAGATTATATCAATGAGAAAGGATCTTGGAAATTCTTACAGGAATATGCTGCTTTCTTAAATGAACACACTGCATGGTATAGACCTATGTCTCCAGACAAGGTTATGATGTGGCAACAAAAGATTCAAGTAAGAAAAGGAGATAGAAATACAGAAGTAGGTCTTAAAGGTACCATACAAGGCATGTCCTTTGAGAAAGATCCTACAAATGGTGTTGGGGGTCCGGTTAAATACTTCTTTCATGAGGAGGCAGGAATTGCTCCTAAGATGGATAAGACATATGAGTATATGAGACCAGCAATGAGATCTGGTTTAATTACTACTGGTTTATTTATTGCCGCAGGATCTGTAGGGGATTTATCTCAGTGTAATCCACTAAGAGATATGATCCTTAATCCTATGTCAAAAGATATATATGCTGTAGAAACTAATCTGATAGATGATAAAGGCACAGAAGGTATGTCAGGTTTGTTTATTCCTGAGCAGTGGTCAATGCCGCCATACATAGATCAGTATGGTAATTCACTTGTAGAAGAATCATTAAAAGCCCTTGATGATCAGTTTGAGAAATGGAAAAAAGAACTAGGTCCTGAAGATTATCAGTTAAGGATATCTCAGCATCCTAGAAATATTAAAGAAGCATTTGATCATAGATCAGTATCTGTGTTTCCTTCTCACTTAGTAGCAGCACAAGAAAGAAGAATAGAAGACAAAGATTATGCTTATGAGTTTTTAGATATATCAGCTGATGCAAATGGAAAGCCTGTAGTTTCTTCTACAAATAAGAGACCTATAATGGAGTTTCCAGTTCCTAAGAAACTAGAAGATAAAACTGGTGTGTTGGTAGTATGGGAAAGACCAATTAAGGATCCTCAATTTAGAGATTACTATGCATCTATTGACCCCGTGTCTGAGGGAAAGACAACTACCTCAGAATCACTATGTTCCATATATATAATGAAAGCTCCGGTTCAAGTAAGTAAAGTCACAGGTACAGAAACAGAAACATATATAGAACAGGATAAAATAGTTGCTGCATGGTGTGGTAGGTTTGATGATATAAACAAAACCCACCAGAGACTAGAATTAATAATAGAGTGGTATAATGCATGGACAGTAATAGAGAATAACATCTCACTCTTCATACAGTATATGATATCTAAGAAGAAACAAAGATACTTAGTACCTAAGAGTCAGATTATGTTCTTAAAAGATCTTGGTTCTAATGCTAATGTATTCCAGGAATATGGTTGGAAGAATACAGGGACACTCTTTAAGGCACATTTACTTAGTTATGCTATTGAATATACCAGAGAGGAATTAGATGTAGAAACAAAACCTGATGGTACAATTGTACGTACAAAGTATGGCATTGAGAGAATTCCTGATCCTATGCTTCTCAAAGAAATGAGAGAATATGCAGATGGAGTCAATGTGGATAGACTAGTTTCCTTCTGTGCACTGGTAGCATTTATGAGAATACAGCAAGCAAATACAGGCTATGGTAAAAGAGTTATCATGGATGATGCAGCCAAAAACTTGCAAAAGTCAGAAAATTTGTTTAAATTAAACAGTAGTCCATTTAGACATGTGGGAAAAACACATTATGATAGAGGACAAGGAGTTAAAAGATCTCCATTTAAAAATATAAAGTAAGATA